GATCTGCGCCTGTTCATGAACCGCTGGGGTTCGGGCTTTGCCGTCGAAGAAGAGGTGAAGTCGGGCACGCGCCTGTCGCTGCAGTTCGCGGGTTTGGCGTTTTTGGAGGGCTAACTTGTCACGCTCCCTGCGTACAGATAGCTCCAGTTCGCGGGCAATCTGCTTAAAAAGTCCGAATTCCTGTTTTCGACGCGCTTCGTTCATGTCGCCGAAGCGAGAACGCAGTTTGTCTGTTTTTATGCCTTCCTCTTCTAAACGCCGAAGCTTTTGATCTAGCGAATAACGTTTTTCTCTAGCAGACACTGCTGCGTCAATGTTTTCGGCCTGCATACGGCCTGCTCTGACACCTAGCTTTAATTTTCTCTCTTCCGCTTGAACAAACTCGCGCACAAGTTTGTTTTGTGTTCTGGCTTGTTCTACAAGTTTTTTATTTGTAGACGTGGCAGCTCTGTTTAGCTGCACTCTTTGCTCGTTTACTTTTATGCCTCGTTCTTCAAGTTTGTTTAGACGGCGGCCTAGATTAAAAGTAATGACACGGGTTGCTCTAATCCGATCCTCAAGCTTGGCCGCTTTTTCCGCTCTAGTTACAGACTGCCGCGAAGCTTGATCTTGACCCCGCAGGGGTGCAGCAAGGTTTCGCTTGAGGTTGTTTACCCTTTTTTCGAGGTCGCCGAGTTGCTTGTCGAGCGTCTTGGCGTTCAGCTGGATATTAACTTCGTAGTTGACGCCAGCCACAGAAAACGCCCGCCTAGTAGATCCAGATTAGCGAACTCTGCGGTACTGGGCCTCTTGGCGGGCACGTTCGTACGCCTTCTCCTCACGCTCGGACTTGAGGTTCAAGTAAGCGCTCCAGGCGTACAACTCTTCGGTGGACATGCGCTGGCGTAGTTCGGCCAGCGTCATGCCCAGCGTTTCTGCGATAAAGAACTGCAGGTAAAGCTGCGGGTCCTTATCAATCTGCGCTTTTGACGGCCTCCGGCTCAACCCCCTCTGCCATGCCCTGCATCTTGGTCATGATGTCGAGCAAAATTGACATCGGCAGCTCGTTCCGCAGTGCAGCACGGTCGCCTTGGCTGAACAGCTTGGCGCCCCCCTCATCCTCAGCTTTTTGGATGATGGTCTGGAGCGCAAACTCCAGGCTGTTTTCGTCGTCGTTCTTGTTCAGGGTTTTGATGACGTCGTTGATGCGGTCGCGGTCGGCGATCGTCAGAGGACGCCAGAAAACCTTCAGTACAACTTCATCGCCATCCTTGATCGTGTAGCTGTTGCGGGCTTCGACGCTAAACGCCTTCCGCAGCTTGTCGATTGCTCTTGTACCAGCCATAAAAATTAGACTTGACTATTACACTATACAGCGCTCATCTTGAAGCCTCTACCCACGAACGCCTTGCTCAAATCTTTAAGGATCTCGGCGTTTTCGTTATGGGCGGTGTAGACGTTGAACCAGTCGGGGTTGCGTGCTTTGGCTGTGAGTTTGAATACCTGCCCGTGCTCTTCGTAAGTCTTGCCCTGACGAGTGGCGTTGGGGTTGTTGACCGCGAAGCCGGCGTACTCGACGGTGTTGCCGATATAAAGCGGGCTGTTTAACGGGAGCTTTAGTGCGGCGACATTGGGAGGGATCCTTGATGTGGGCATGTTTGAGTCGCGCCAGTCGCCTTCGCGCTTCTCTGTTGGTTTTAGGGGTTGGTCGCTGAGTTCCCAGCTGCGGCCAAATGTGCCAGTCCACCAGGGGCCGTCTTCGACGAGGGCTTGGATGATGATGGGGCCGGCGTCGGCGCGAGCTTTTTCGATCTCTCGTTTGAGATCCTTTGCGAGCCAGCCGATTCCTCTAGCCATTACGCCGTAGCGGTGAAATTACAGGTAATGACGCTCAGGAAGTGGCTGTCGTTTTCGCTGGCAACGGCGGAAGGTCCTGCAATCGTGCCAACGTGCGGACGTGCGGAATAGCTGTCGGTGTAGCCCGAAGCGTTGACTGAGGTCAGGCCATCAATAACGGCCTCGGCAATGGCAGATGCTGCGGCGCTGCCTTTATTCATGGGCGTGAAAATGGCGCAGCGAATGGTGCCGCCGTAGTAGTCAATCGCCGCTCCATGCGGTTGGTACGTGGATTGGCTGAAATTAATGTTGATTAGGACGTAGCTGGTGTCTTTGCCGGGTGTGGTGTACGGCATGTTGTCAAACACCACCGAAACACTGCTATCTGCGTCGGTGATAGCGGTGTTGAGGGCCTTCTCGAAGGCAGCGCGGGTGTTGACGAGTGTCATCAGAAGACCACCGTGAGAACGTACAAATACTCCTGACCACCCCGATAGGTCTGGATGTCCTGGAGCTTTGCAACGCGGGAGGATCCAGCAAAAGTCAAAGAAATTTCGTCCTGCAAGCTGGGTTGGTTGTTGCCAATCAGGTTGGGGGTGACATATACCCGAGCGGTATTTTCTTGATAGCCGTTCTCTTCATCGGAACGGATAAATTCGATCGGAACCTTGATGCTGGAGTAGCTGGTGTCAGTGGTAGTTACTGCGCCAGTGTCGATGTCGTACGACGGGGCGGTCTTGCGCACATACGTGATGCTGGTGTCGAGGGCAGTACCAAGATCTGCCACCACTGATTTGGCGATTGCTTTGAAGGCAGTGTCGAGTGCGCCAGCCATGATTAACCCCTCACAACACGTACTTGATAGCTGCCGCTACCTCCAAGGCAATAAGCGCCAAGATAAGACTGCAGCCAAGGATAAACGTCGAAGACGTTATTGACGGTTCCAGTGGCTTGGCTTGACTTGTTGTACTTGACTTTGATGTCACCGAGTTCGACGGCTTCGTACAAGCCAGTATCACCAGTGGAGTCGGTGATGGCACCAGTGTCGTTAGCTAATGCACGTGCAAGTTCGTAGGTGGCGTATTTGATTTCGGCGGGGATCAGGCTGCAGGTCAGCTCGACCGTATCGACGTGGTAATTGTTGCGGGGCCACTTCAGGGCTTGGTCGTTATCGCAGCGGTCGCCGTAGAAATTCAGGCTGTCGATCCAGCGAGTTGCTGAGATCAGGGCGCGATTCTTTTGGTCGTCGGTCTTGTCGTCCCAAGTGCTCTCGTTGGGGACGGTCTCAAAATATGAGTTGGCGTCGGCCAGCGTTACATAGCTGTTGGCCGTTGAACTCTTCAGTGTGGCGTTGATAGTTGCGGCCACAGCATTACCACATACTTTTTCGCAGTCTAGCGGCAATAAAAAACCCCACCCGAAGGTGGGGTAGCTCCCTCGCCATCTGAAGGGTAAATCAGATGGTGGTGGTGTCCAGAGGGCTGTTGACGGTGAGCTGAACCAGGGGGATCAGGTCGATGTCGTAGGTGGCGCTCCAGTTGCCCGAGGTGGCCAAGGTGGCGTTGGTCGGGTTGTCGGAGGAGGAGCCCCAAGCGGTGCCCATCACGTGGTAGGCGCCGTGGTAGTCAACCGAAAGCACGTCCTGCTTGGACAGCACGTTGCGGTCGGCTTCGATCCGCAGGTCCGACTGCACACCCTCAAGGATGGTGCCCGACTTGGTCAGGTAGCAGTAGAACTCACGCTGGTGGCCGCTGGTGCCAGGAGCCACAGTGTTGACCTGGGGATCCATGATCACGCGCATACCGGCGAATTCGCCGATGGAACGTGCACCAACGCCGACGCCACCGCCGCCCCACACCACAGAGCCGGAAGCGGCCAGGGCAGAGGTGGAGAAGGTCAGCAGGCCAACCTGATACAGGTAGAAGCCAACCGAGGGGTGGACGACCAGGGTGTCCAGCTCGTCGCCGCGCTCACCCAGGAGGCTGCGGGCACGGGCAATAGAAGCACCGGTCAGGAAGTTGTCCTCATCGGCACCAGAAGCAGCGGCCACACCCAGGTCCAGAGCGTTGCCGGACAGGGCGGAACCGAACAGACCAGCAAGCTGGGAGAACAGGCGGGCGCTGTTCAGCTTGTTGATGGCATCAGCCAGCTGGTTGCGGATGTGAAGCATGGGGTCTTCACCAGCAGCCAGAACGGCAACGTCGTCAACGGCGTAGGCGAAGCCACGGTGGACGATGGATGCAATCTGGGTTCCGGTCCCGATCTTCTGGGGAGTCAGATAACCAGCGGTGCTGGTGCCCCAGGTGGCGGTGCCGTCCATGATCTCCTCAGTGGGAGACACGGGGTTGAACTCGGGAACTTGAATGCGGGTGCCGCCTTCGCGGGCATCCAGCAGGGAGTTGCGAACAACAGCGCCGCTCTTCAGGAAGAGGCTGCGCTCTTTGATCGCCTCAGACACATAGGTGCTGAGATTATTACGCTTGACGATGTCCGCCAGAAGGACACCGCCGGAATAGTTCTGAAATGGGGCGGCCATTTCAATCTCCAGGGGAAAGGTTTACGTGGTTCAAGTCACAGACTTGAGTGGTGTCCCACGGGGACTTAGCGACCCGCTTCCCTTTTCAGCACGGCTGCAAGGTCGGGGTCGCTGGCTTCCAAGGCCATTTGCCTCGTTAGGTTAATACTACCTTCCTTCCAAGGGTTAGCCATTCCAGGTGCAATCGCACTGTTGGGAGTGGGTTTTGCGCCCATTCCAGCTGCACTGCTTGGCTTGAAGTGGTGCTCATAACCTGAGCCCGGATTCTTCAAGTTAGAAAGGTAGGTGTTGATGTCTTGCTCAACACCGCCGTTCAAAACAACAACGTTGCCGCTGTCGTTTTTGCGGAGGTTGTTTTGCAAGAGCTGCAACATCTGCTCGGCGTTGATAGCGCCAGCCTGGCTGATGGCAGACATGGCGCTGGTTTTCATCGCGGCAGTTTCGTTAGAGGTGCGGAGTTCCTCTAACTGACGCTGCAGGTCGTTGATCTGCAGGTCTTTGTCTTGGGCAGTTTTGTTGGCCTCTTCCCAGAGGTCCTTCCACTGCCCTTGGTCTTCCAGCGTCTTTTTGCGCTGGTCGTCCTGCTTTTTGTAGACCTCATCAAGCTTTGACTTGATGCCTTGGAACTTTTCCTCGGCCTCAGCAGCTTGAGCCTTAAAAGCAGCAATTTGACTTTCGTACTCAGCGCGGAGCTGGGCAGATTGGTCAATTTGGGGAGCGGTGTCGGCTCCAGCCACGGGCTGGTCAGGAGTCACCACGGGTGTCTCCTGGATGACTTGCTCTTCCATAATCAGGATTCAGTTTCAGTGGTTTCGGGGGCTTCGGCAGCAGGCTCTTCCTCTGCCTTGGTGCGGCGCTTGCGGGGTGCAGGAGCCGGCTTGTCTTTTTCGTACAAGTCCTCAGCACGAAGTTCTACAAGTTGCCACTTGTATGAACCGTCGGGTTGAAGAACTTTGTCAAGGTGTCCTGCCATGACAAAGAAATACAGTGCAGATTTACTCTACTGCACTACACAGATTCTGTTGCTGTAGGTAGAACCTCGCCCTGCACCAGGATTTGGCGGAACTCTTCGCGATCCAGTACGCCTTGGCCGAACAATGCGTTGAGTGCAGTGATGTCTTGGCCGATCAGACGGTCAATGTCGAAGTCGCGGCTGATCTTGACTTCGGGCGGCTCCAGCTGCAGGTAATCCGCTGCGAGATTGAAGCTCTTTTGGAGGCTTTGTTCGAGGTCCATTGAGACCATCGACATCATTGAGTTGGTGTCAACGCGGTCGAGGCGGCGGGCGTCGGCAGATTCGGCGACAAACTTCTGCTGGCTCAGCGTGCTGATGCCCAGAGTTGCCATCTGCTGCTGCAGTTCCTTGATTTCGGCGCTTTGGGCTTCAAAAGCGCTCGATGCAGGCTCGACGTAATAGACCTTGTTACCCGGTTGGGTGGCCATGGCGTAGTTCACGCTGATGGCCATGTCCTTGGTCTGGTCGTCCCAGCCCTCAAGGACGAGCATCGGTTGGGATGCGATGTGGAGGCTGTGGATGAGGTCGGCTTGGCGCTGGAAGTGGGCCAGGTTCAGATATGCGATGTCCAGCAGCGGGGGCTTGCTGACCATCGTGTCGGTCTTGTTTGAGTACAGCGTGACCAGCGGAATTTCACCCAAGCTGTAATCGCCGGACTCCACCAGCTCAAAGTCAGAGGTGCTGGTCGTCGCATCAAACGAGTTCGGATATGGGAAGCCGCCGACGGTTTCTTTCTTGGTTTCGCTCTGGCGGAAGATGCGGTAACGGCCCGGTTCGATGACGCGGACTTGCTCGAACAGCTTTTCGCCGAAGTCGCCGTCGGGCAACACCGCTTTTTCCGCGATGCGGACTTGGATCAGCTTGCCGTAGTTGACCTCGCGGTCCAGGCGCCAGCCGTAGATGTTGGTTGGGTCGATCTCGATCCAGTACGGGCGGCGGTTCAGCGCACGCTCTTCGGCCAGGCTGCGGGCGCCAGTCGGGGCGGGGAAATCAACCAGCGTGTGGCTGTGGCCGTAGGTCAGCGCACAAATCAGGGCGCGACGTGCGTACTCATCTAGGTCAGAGCCGCAGCCGTCAACGTCCTTGGAAAAAATTTCGGTCCAGTAGGGGTCGCCAGTCAGCGTGATGGGCTTGCGCAGGATCAAACCTGCAGCAGCACGGACCAAGCGTTGGGTATACGGCGAGAAGACGGCGCGGTTGACGCGGGCCAGATATGCCGAATAGTCCTCGCGGGGTTCCAGTGGGAGGAAGGCTTCGCTCTTCTCGCGGAGATACTCCGTGCCGTTGGTCACGGCTTTCATGATCTCCCAGCCCTTCATCTGGTCCATCACCGCTTGGGTGCGGGTGAAGG